ACTTCTCGCCCTTGTTAGGCGTCGGCATCACGAACTCGACCGGAGGCAATACCGGCCCCTCGGCGGGGAGTGGCTTCTTCTCGGCGAGTTCGACGAGCGAAGTCGAGCAGATGATCGGCTTGGCGCTGTTCTCGGCGCGCGAGTAAAGCTCGCGGCGGTATTGCTCGACGGCATCCAGCCACTTGTTCGGGTCGTCGGACTTGTACTCAAGCGCGACCGCGATCTCGGTGGCCGCGGAGAGCGTGTTTACCGGAGCCTTGGCCGAGTTCTCGGTCTTCTTGTTGAGCCGCTCGACGATGGCGTTCGCCCAGGAGCGACCGGCGTCGCCGCCCCAGCCTTGCCACGCCTGCCAGCCCTTGCCCTGATCCTTCCAAGTCTCGCCCTTCTTGTCGACCTCGTGGCGGTCGAAGTACGCCTTCATGCGGCGCACGGTGTCCGCGGAGAGTGACTTCTTGTTCGAGATGTCGCGGGCGCGGGCGAGGCCCACCGCGGTCATGCCACGCTGCGACGGCGGCTTGCTCGCGCGAACCTCGAGCGCACGCTTCGCGTTCGACGCCATCTTGTCGTTCGGAACGTAGGAGTCGTCCGCGAAGTTGACTTGCACGAGCGTGTCCTCGCCGGTCGTCGAACCCTCGCCGCCGGTCGTGGTCGCGTTCTCCTGCGTGGCGTCCGCGGCGGGTTGTTCGCTTGAGACCGGAGCGTTGGCCGGCGAGGCGTTCGGATCGACCACATCGCTCTGGCCCGCGGCCACCGCGGCGGTCGGGGTCGACGGAAGGTTCGGCGTCGTGAGTCGGATTGCCGTCTCGGGTACGTCGTACTTGCCCGCGAGTTCCTTCACGAACGCGGCCTCGGTGGCGATCTGCTCCAAGCGCGAGAAGGCGTCCGTCCCCTGCTCGCCGGCGATCTCCTGCAAGGACTTCGCGCCCTGGCGGTTCTCGTCCATGTTCGCGCGGGACTCGCGTCCGATGTCAATCGTGAGCTTCGCGGGGAAACGCCACTCGCCCTTGGTCGCGCGCTTGAGCGCCTGCACCATCGACTCGCCGGCCTGCATCGGCGGCGGCGGGATGTGACCCTCGGCGATGGCGTTCAGAACAACGGCGTTCTTGATCGGGTCGAGAATCTTGTCGACCAAGATGCCCTGATGGCGCGCGAAGAAGCGATCCGCGGCGGCAAACTCGGCGCGAACGCTCGGCCCCTTGTAGTCCATCGTGCCGAAGAGCACGCCCTGCGGGATGCCGATTCCGATGCTGATCTCATGCATCAAGTGCTGCACGAAGCCCGTGAACGCCTGCGAGGGACGCGAAGGCATCACCTCGATGCGGTCGGCGGCGCCGAAGTAACGGATCGAGCCGGCCTCCGTGAACTCATTCTGTTGGTTCTGGCCGTTCGGGAGCGTCTGCGTCGGCGAAGGCTGGAAGAGCGAGCGCGTGTTTGCGGCGCCGCGGTCGGTGTAGATCAGCGCGGCCTGCTGCGACGCGAAGCGGACGCCGGCCTTCTCGGCTTCAAGAATCTCGTAGAGCATCCGAATCGTGCGGGAGCACGAGTGGAAGTCCGAGATGCCGCGCATCTGGTCGACGCGGAACGGGTCGAAGTAGAAGCAGAAGTTGCTCGCCGCGATCTCCTCGGCCCCGAAGTAAACGCCTTGGCGCGTAACGCGGTAAATCTTGTACGCGATGGGACGCATGAAGTCGTCCACGATCACGCCTTGGTAGTAGTTGTCCGACTCGGCGCCGATGGCATTGGGATTACCAATGCGCGTGGCGGGAATCATCTGGAGCTTGAGGTCATTTCCGACGCGACGGATGGCGATGCCGCAATCACCGTCGACCGGACGCTCCTCCGCGGCGAGTTGCACGAGCTTCTTGAACGAGTGCAGGTTCGAGATGTCGCACCGCTTGCACCAGTCATGGAAGTACTCCGACAAGATGCCGTTGTAGGTGCGGTCTCCCGTCGTCGGAGAGTACTCGTTCGGCGTCAAGTACTGGCCGAACTTGCGCGAGATTTCGCGGGCCTCGGGTACATTCTCCACGAGGTCACGCGCTTCCCACATCATCACGATGCGGGAGCGCGAGTTCATCGTCGACTCGCTCGGTTGCCCGTAGGTCTTCGGGTTGTAGAGCCGGTTCGTCTGGCTCGCGTTGTACGAGAACAGCTCGCGCTGCACGCGGGCCTCAAGCCGCTTGAGCGCGTAGGACGGAGCGACCGCCTCGATGGCCTTCTCGAACCAAGGGCGATTCTGAATGACTTTGCTCGCGTCGAAGTGTTGTTCCATTTTCAGAATCCGTTGAAGCTGATGTAGCTCACGTTGGTCGTCTGACCGTTGTAGAGATCAATCGCGCTCTGCAACTGCCCGAGCATCTGGTTGAGATCGGCCAGGTTGGCGCGCGTCACGCTCTTGCCGTTCAGCGAGTAGCTCTGGTTCAGCAGCACCGCGGAGATCGCGTTCACGACCGACCCCTTGAGCGTGTTGAGCGTGTTTATATCGACGCCAAAGAAGGGATTGGAGCTGGAGGCCATCACGTTTTGTCATTTCGTCAAATTGCGTATGGACAAACTCGCTACACTCTACCGCGCGGCCCAATTCTACGCGCACAACGCCCACAACTTCGCGCACGGCGCGACATTCTACCAAGATCACGAGGAACTCGGCGGTCTTTACGGCACTTACGAGACGGCCTACGACGGCCTTGTCGAGCGCATGATCGGAACCGGTGAGAAGTTCGACATCAAGGCGGTTTTGACGAACGCCACAGCGGAGGCCACGAAGTACCCCGACCCCGCGGCGTTCTCGATGAACATCGTCTTCGGCGCCATTCTCGACCTTGAGAAGAAGTTCCGCGCGGAGATCGATGCGATCTATGACTCGGCCTCGACCGGCACGCAGAATATGCTCGCCCAGTTGGCCGACGATTCGGAAGTCCGTTCTTACAAATTGCAGCAGCGCATCAAGCCGTAACGGCTTCGGGCTGCTTGTAGCGAATCACTCCCGCGATGGTGGCGATGCAAAGCATCATCGCGGAGGTGTCCAAGCCGTGATTCGCGGCGTTTGATTTTATCTCGCGCCACTCCCACACGCCGGCGCGAACCTCGACCTTGTGCTCGCCCTTGAGGTGCTCGAGGTAAAGCGGATTCACGTCCTCGGGAAGTTCCCACTTGAGGTCGCCTTTGTTCTCGAGCGCGAGCGATAGCGTGTCCTTGAAGTAATCGCCGCTCCAGTTGTAGAACCACGCATTGCCGCCGGCGAAGTCCGAGACTTGCGGGTCGGAGAATGGAAAGTTGATGAGCGTTCCGCTCGACTCGTCGCGTTGCGTCCAGGTCTTTCGCGCGTAACCGCGCATACCGCGCCAGCCGAACTCCACGCAGTCGCGGTCGACCTCGGACGGCTTGTAGCCGCGGTCTTGCGCGACGCAGTAGTCTGGTACGTTGTACTTGCGCTGCATCTCGCGGAGCATCGCGCGCGTGTCGATGCGTCCGAACCATAGCTGGCGGTACTTTGGCCCCTCAAGGAAGGCGCCGATCTCGACCCAGAAGTGATCTTGCTGGCGGTCGATGGCCATCACGCGGAGCCGCTCGCCGTCGATGGCCGCGCCGTTCGCGTAGGTCTCAACCTTGTAGCCGCTTTTGCCGGCGAAGATGTTGACCAACTTGCGCTCGACGAGCCACGGCCTTGCTTCGCGCTTCGTGCGAAACTCAATCATCGCCGTCTCATCGCCGACGCGGGCAAGCGTGTTCTGCGCGTTGGCCCACTCCTCGACCAGCAGGCGCATCGGTCGGCTCACGATGGCCTCGACGCGGAAGGAGCGCATCTCGGGCGCCGCCTGCGTGTTTTGCGCGATGTAGTGGCCGCTTTGCTTCCACTTGTTGCGGGTGGCATCCGAGTCCTCCGACTCCGCGCCGCAATGCGGGCATCGGAAGCGCACGGTCTCGACCACGCGCGCCACGTTCCACGTTTCGTCATCGCGTTTCGCGGTCTTGTCCCACGTCACTCCGCCAACGATTTTGCGCTCGGCGTTGCGAATCTCAAACGTGATCGGGTGCGCCTTCTTGCAAGTCGGGCAGTTCGCGTGCCACTCGGCTTGATGCCCCGCGCGAAAGCTCGTGTCCTCGACGTTGCCGGTCTCGGCATCCATCACCGGCGCCTGCGAGGTGTTGTAGATTTTGCTTCGCCCTACTTCCTCAAACTTCGAGACGCGCGCCACGGCGTGACCGTAAACATCTTGCCACCGCGGGAGCCACAACTCGTCGTTGATCTTGTAGCGGATGGACTGGCTTTGTTGGGTAGAAAGGT